TGACGCCGTACCCAAGTCATAAACCCGTACCTCTGCCGCAACGGTATTCCAGTAAAGTGCGCCATCCTGTAAGGCATCACCATCATTATCGAGTGTGGGATCTGCCGTCTTGGCCCCCAAGTACAGGTCTGTAAATTCATCTAGGGCTGCCTCTGCTGCTGCTTGTGCCGCTGCCGCATTACCCTCACTGGTAGAGGCGTTATTCTCACTGACTAACGCTGCTGCTGCACTAGCTGCCGCATCTGATGCCGTGCTATTGATATCATCCGTGGTATTGGCGTACCTTGTGCCGTCCCAGTAGATACCTTTACCCGTGACAGGCTCTGCTACGGTAGCGTTCTGTGTTGTGCCTGTTGTTTGAAAGCGTAAACCCCTGCCGATGTCTTGACGTAACTGTTGGGCAATGAATATCTCAGTATCCTGCTCTTGGTTTAATGTCTCAGCCAGTAAGTCGCCCGATGTTTGATAGTCGGCTGTCCGTGCAATATCCACTACACGCTCAATAGTGATGATGTCCCCTGCCGTAGCTGCCACGACAAGCGTAATAGCACCACTATCCTGCGTATCTGCACCTGCTACAGTGTAGTCAGTCGTGATAGTTAGCAAGTCTGCCGCATCATCCGCCACCTGTCCGTTAGGTGTCAGGTATACATCCAGGTCTCCCTGATTAAAGAACGGGATTGGGAAGTCAAAGACAGTCTGTCCGCCTGTGGCTGTGTATTGCCTGCGAGGCGATACATCATTAACTGTGATTATGGTTGCTGTCATGTTTTAATCCTCTAAAGCTTCATTTGCTACGGCTTCAACTTTATCTACCGCATTCCTAAACAAGCTGATGTTATTACCCGGAACCAGTCGCCGGAAAGCCCTTGTGTCTGACTCGCCCCATTCCTCTCCACCCAAAGCACCTGAAAAAATACTAACAGTGTCAGTAACCGTACCGAATGTAGGGCCAACCGCAGATTCAACCATGCTTCTGGATATAAACCTACCTGCTGGCGTATCAATACCCAGTGAAGCCCTTAACCCTAAGTTATTGCCCGTTAGTTTCTCAAAGGTGTTATTGGCTTCCATGAATGCGCCTAACATACCGCTACGATCTATCCCTTCCACCACTAACGCTTTGGGGTCCCAGTCAATCTCACGGCCTGCGTCCCACTCTTTGAACACATGACTCAGTATGCCCATCGTTGTCATGGCTAGTATGCCCTGCATTAAATGCTCGTCTTGTTTCTGTAATCCAGCAAGCGTAACCCTGTGCGTTGCAGAAACCATAAACGATCTGAACTGCATGAGTGTCTTGCCAGTTTCACTCTGCATTACTAGTGGTTTTTCAAGGCCCGGTGTCACAATTACTCGGTCATTCTCTTTGCGTAGTGCGGCAATCCACATAACACGCAAGGACTCGTTGTCCCAATCCTGAACATTACTTACCCTGATGTTGCCATTCTTACTGCTATGCTTTTTAAGCTGAATGGCTATAGCCTCCGCATTGTCTTGATTTATACCTAGTCTGCGTAAAGCTTTAGGTGTCTTACCTTTAATCAAGTCCGTTATAAATCTGTCCTGCATAGAGATAGCATGAACCTGCTTGATCCCAGTGTTCCATAAATCCATACCGTTGATCTTAGAGAAGTTGGTTGCACCTGAGCGCATCATTCTCTCTAACTTTGTGCCGCCTCTAGTGTAGTCAGCTATGTCGGCAAGCAAGCTAGTACGGTTATTTAAAGCCTCTATAGCGATACCCATACTCTTTATATCGTTCATGCCAGCCTTGTTCATTTGAAGGCCACGAATGAGCGGGATAAGACCATGAGAAAAGGCTCTTACAAAACCTTCCGATGCAACAACACGGGCAAAGTCAGGGATAGATGCTGCAACAACACCACCCATTAGGCGCATATAGTTTAAGTCTCTGGCGAAACGAAACATCCTTACCCATATACTGCCATGATCGCCAATATTATAACGATTCCTGAGTATGTCTCGCATCGCCTGAACATCACGTATATCAGCCTGCTTGAGTTTGCCCAGCCTTGTAGACTCAGCTTCACTTTTAGCCGCCTTCTGCTTCTTAGACCAGCCTTCCTCAATCATGTCTATTTCATGTTTTAAATCTACCGAACCGAAAGCGTTCATTAACTCGATGTCAGGGGCCATACGCTTTAAATGTATTTGCCCAATCATTTCTATGTCGGTTTCCAGAAAGTCACTTACCAACTTATCGGGAATAAGGAATGACCTCTCTTGCCACGGACTTGTAAGCTGCTTTTTATCTTGGCCTACGACAGGGCCTACCATCCCCAGTTCTTCATACTGCAACCGACCATCTGGCCTGCCAACAATGCGGCTCGCTATCTGATTAGCCAGTAAATTGTTGTCCACTTCATCATATTGCTTTTCTAATATGGCCTTCACCGCGCCAGATATTACTTTGGTCTGTCCCTTTACAGGCTTACCCCTTAACTTTAATGCCGCCTTAACCTCTTTGGCAATCTTGCTAGGGAAGTCCTTAATTAAATCCTCTATGTCAGCATTACTCTTAGCCATAATGGCCTTGCTTTCTGCTAACTCAGCTTGAATTTTAGTCTTTGCCGCCTTAGTCTGGGCATCCGCTAACCTACCTTCTAGGTCAGATACCTTAACGGATAAGGTTTCCATATCATCCGTCATGCTTTGGAGTTGTGTTTGCATACTCCTTTTAATGGCGTTCTGTTCCTCAAGCCAGCTGACAATTGTACCCTCAAACTCTGCGCGTCTTGCCTCTATAACTTCTGTTTTCCACACCCTGTTCAGATAGGCATTAGCCGTCCTATTGTCCAGATTGGATAAGTCCTCTGGCAACAATCTACGGCCGTCAGCAGTGCGAACATTTTTAGCCTCAGCTAGTAAAGGATCGTATAATTCTTCGCGCCATGCGGTAGCCGCTTTAGCTAATATGGGATCGTCAGTGCCATCCCTTAATGCCAAGCCAACCTGGTTAGAGAACATACGTCTTGAAAGCCTGCCAGTAACCCTTCCTACCACTCTATCAAGAGTGCCATTACTACCCCTAATCAACCACTCCTCAAAGGCTTCATCATGCCTTAGAACGGCTCTGCCATAATATCTGTCCTTAGCCTTGATTTTGCTTTGAACAGATGTGCCTACGGCCTTATCCATATCTATAGGGTTTTCAGCCATCCGATTTACTACGCTTCGAGTGGCTAATTCATCACTGGTTAGCGTTCTGGTTAGCGGGTCAAATCTTGCACCCTTCAAAGCTTTCTTTAATATGTCACCCTTAATCTCTGCATCCAGATTATCTATGGTTGCTGCTGCACCACCACTTCTGGCCTTTAGGAACTGATGTATCTCTTTATTCTGTACGGGGCTAAAGACGGTAAATTCCCCCATCTTCTCCCTACCCTCTGGATTGATAATGGTTTCAAACTCATCTATCTGATCGCGCGTGAATGCCCTGCGAACCGCTGCACCGGTCATACCAAGCGCACCACCTAGTACACCTGCTGCTGATGTGGCTAGAAGCATTTCCGATCCGGGTCTTGATACTTGGTTAGCAGATATGATTGACTCCTGCGCACCAACCGCTGCGGCTGTCGTAGCACCTGTAGCCAAGCCAACCTTTAACGCGGTAGCACCTAACGTAAAGGCTTTATAACCCGCCCCGAAAGGTACAGCATAAGTTATGGGATCGCCTAACTGAGAAACCATAGACGCACCAAAGCCGCGCCATCCATTTTCACCAAGTCTCTGGCTACGCTCCGCTTCCTGCCCGAACTGATACCGATATGCGTTTAACTCGGCTTCACTGTCAGCCCACTTGGCTCCTTTTCTGAAGTCAGGGTCTAGCTTCTCAATCTCAGTCATGGCTCCCCACGGCTCATACTCTGAGTCCTTTAGCCTGTCGGGTACATTAGGCGTGTTAGAGACTATTGCTCCCGGCGCGGTATCTTGAAGCCAAGCATCTTTAACAAGTGAAAAAAATGAGTCATCACCTTTAGGCTTATTCATCGCCGATGCTTTAAATGCTTCCGGCGTTTCGCCGTTAGTCCAGCCCATTGCTAAACTCCTTATTCATTATCGTCCACGGCCTATTGGCTTCTCTGGCTCACGGTCATCCAACTCTAGACTATCAAGCCAGCCCTTAGCGCCTTCCTTGAGTTCCTTTCTATTCCCCTTCTGGCCTTCCTCAATATTTGAAAGCACACCTCTAGCACCCCTAGGTCTCGGCCGATCCTCTATCAACATATCTTCTTCGGCTTCTTTAAGCTTCATTTCTCTGATAGGGTCTATATCAAACTGCCATAAAGCATCATAGATTGTTTCCGCGCCATCCTCTGTGTAGATAATAACTTCGTATTCCGGTCTAAAGTTATCGTTACCCATATTGCCCTTAGCCCATTGCGCGGTCTGTCTTGTCTCCGGTGTCGCCCTTAACTCATAACTCAATATCTCTTTACCAAAGTAAAGACCATCATCACCAGACAGGGTTTTCATGTTATCCATTAACTGTTTGTCTAGCAGTTCTTCCATTTCTTTAGGGTCAACACCCGGCACTCTGTAAGCAGGGTACATGCCTGGCGGGTACTTCATTATCTGGTTATTGAACGTGCCATATGTTCTTTCAAACATCTTGTCGGCCTCAGCCTTTGCCTGACTCTCATCACCATATCTAAGGAAGTTAGCCTCGTACACCGTTCCCCAGTCTGCCGATGCTTGCCCTACTATCTGATTGCTTAATGTCTTCTTAGCTTGGACTATAGGGTAATTGCTAAACAATTCATTTACTCTTAACTCGTACTTCTCAAATTCCTTTTTCTCCTTGAGTACATTTTTACGCCGCATAATTTCTTCTTCGTTTGCTGGCTTTGCCGCCTCTCTGGACAGGTTGTACGCATTCTTAATGTCGTCTTCGGTCAGGTTAGGCATCATCGTTAAGTCGGCAAAGCGCCTAGCCATAACCATTTCATCGCTTGGCATTACACTATCCGGTACGCCCGGTGTCTGATCTAATACATCAACAATCCCTGCGGCATACGCTACCGTATCAGGGTCTTTACTTCTGAGCATACCAACAAGTTCATTTTGAAACCTGTCCGGCATCACGCGCGACATCTGGACTAAATCCGTTGCCTCAGCAAATCGCTCTTGCGGGTCTTCAATAGCCATTACTACATCATCGTAGTAAATGTTCGCATCACCTTTAGTTAAGGGATAGGTAGTCTCACCAGACTTAACGGCGATAGCGTTCTGTATAGCTACCTGCCGTTCCTCAAAATCGGAACTGGCATCCATAGACTGCTTTCTGATCTGCTCATTAGCAGCGTCATACTTGGTCATGTTTGCACTATGCTGTAAGTCCGTCAGTAACCCAGCGTCATGTAGCTGATCGTTCTTTGTTGTGAACTCCTCATAAGACATGGCCTGAGCACCTTTACCTACCAGGTAAAGAAACTGAGACTTGTATCTGCCGTTAGCTTTCTCAAAGGCCGCCTTCTCTGCTGACTCAGTAGCATTAGCTGCTGTCGCATGGCCATTGATAAATGAGTGTAAGTCCTTTGCTTCATCAAGTCCCATACCTTCTGGCGGGTCTGTTAGCAGGGATTCCATGAACTCCTCACCACCACCCAATACTCTGGCATCGTTGTAGTCTTGAAGCGTTGAATACTTAATACGCTTATCTATATAGCCATCTAACATGGCGTCTGCTGTCTCAGGGTCTAGTTCCCGAACCTGTTCAACAAACTCCGAAAACCTACGCTCATTGTATGTGCCTGACTGATTGTCACCAGCCATAAATGCTTTAACCGCATCATCTGCAAAGCTGGCCGCTGATGTACTAATGCTCTCAACGGATGACTGCAACATAGCCTTTTGGGCGTTAGTCTTGATCTGTCCAAAGATAGGGTTTGCGTATGCGTCAAAGTCGTTAGATGTTTGCGACCTAACCTCGGGGTCTATACCGCTTAACAGCTTAGCCTTGTAGTCACCCAGGCTCTTGGCGAACTTTTCTGGATCGCCCTGACTTTTTTCAACAAGTCCTGAAACTTCTTCGCGATAGCCATTACGAACCGCCGCATAATGTCCCTGAGTCACTATCTGGTTGTATACCTGTCCTACTGTGGTAGTCGCACTTTTCTTGTTAGGGGCGTCCATGCTGGGCTTTACCGCACCAGCTTCTTCTTTAGCCCGCTGGATCATAATGCTTTCGTAATTCTGTAGCCCAAACTTGCCGAACTTAGATAGCGTATCGGCAACTGTCTGTCTCGCTCTACCTTGAGTAGATAAAGCCTCAGCCTGCGATGAGCGATTGTTAGCAACACTCTGTAGATTCTGTTCTTCTTGGTATTCCATTTATCTACGTCCCGATAAATGAATAGGGGATGCTACGCCAGCAAGACCGGGGCCAGTAACATAACTACCGCCTGATGCAGTATTTGCGCCACCTCTCGTTAAACCCTTAGCTGGTGACGGTGCGCCCGGTGAAAAGCCTGTACTTGCTAACCCCATACCTATATCCATTAACCCCTGCTTACGGGCAGACTTGGCCGCTGTCTTGGCCGAACCAGCCTGTAATTTAAGTGATTGCTGTTGCCTGCGAAACCCATCTAATATGGATTCATTAGCTACGTCAGCCTGCAACTCATCCCTGCGATAATCTTCCATAGACTTTAACTGTAATGCCGCTACCGTACCACCTGTTACGCCACCCGCACCGGCTCTCAGGTTTTGTGCCGCTAACGCATTAAGCAGCCGCTCACGCCTTAGGTTGTCCTGCTCGGTATCCTTTAACCCCTCAGCGTAAGACTGTGCCTTAACACCCTCCGCCTGCGCTTCATAAGCCCGCTGCTGATACAATCCTGCTGACTCAGCCTCGTATGCGCCTTTAATGCCTGACAGTAAGGATATGCCTGTCGTTACAACTGTTGTCGCCGTACCAATTGCTGCGGCTGTACTTGCTGCCATACCCGCTTTAACTAAACCAAATGCTACCGCCGTTCCCATTATGCAAACTCCATCTCTAATGTTAAGGCCAGTATCGTCATGGGCGCTGGAACGTCCTGCGTCAAAGTAACTTGCGCCTCCTTAGACCAACCAAACAAGTAGGTTTCTTTTTTGCCTGTGTAAGGGGTAACTGTGCCGTCCAGTATAGTGTTTCCATAAGCACGGAAAGCGATGGTAGTGCCGTTGATCGTAAGGGCGGTAGTGTCCTGAACAAATGCACTACATTTAACAATACGTTTGTAAGCACTCAGGTCAAAACCAACACCTAAATCCTTCTCTACAGGCATCGTAGTGACCGTAGGGCGAAAGAATAGTCCTACCTCTGCCGTACCTACCGCCTCTCGCTCGATAGTGGCACTGCCGCCTGATGGTGTAACGCTGCTTAATACGTTTTCATCGGCGCGAACGCGGCATGCTTCACCATCCAGATGATCTAATCCGGTTAAGGTATCTGTAGCAGGTGATGTGTAAAGCACGGATGAGTCCATGTAGGCACTCTCATTTAGCTTTTCTACATAGTAGTTAGTAACGCCGTCTATCTCACGCTGAACCACTACATAAATCTCATCTACCAGTTGGCATACATTAAGGAATAAGCCTTCGGTATCCCATGTTGTCCAGCCAGCAACATCTTGTGCACGTAAGGTATTGAACACCGCCATCGTGCCATCACCATTTACGAGATAAACATAGTTAGCATCTTCTGTTGATGTACCTACCGATATAGCCATATCAATGGGACTGTTAAGGACTGACGGGGCAAGCAGTGATGCTGTCTGAGAAAGGTAGGCTTCTTCTGCAAAGCTGAATACAAATTCCCTTAGCGATCTACCTGTCCGCTGAACATAGATAGTCGCACCATCAATAACCTTAGGCTGTATCTTGGCACTACCAAAACCTGTCTGACGCTTGATTGCGATATTGCCGGGCGTGATAGGAGACTCAGGAACGTAAAACTCTGCACCGGATGTAAATATCTGTAAGTCACGATTAGAGAAGATAGCCCGTATCTCATCGAACTGGTCAACATCTAAGGTAACGTCTAAAGCCTGGTCATCCCGTAAACGACCGGGATCGTAATTAAAGAAGTCGCTAACACGGCTACCCCATGCTGTCGTAGGTCTCTGTGTAGAACCACCAAGCCATAGTCTGCCCTCGTGAAAGGTGATCGTCTTAGGCCAGCCTCGGGTATCACTCCAAACGTCCTCGGATCGGCTCACACCATCTTGAATGGTAGAGACCGTAATGGTGCCACCGGATATATCTATGATCCGACCTGTTAGCTGCCCCCAGTCATTAGCGGCCGCACCTGAGAAAGTTACCCGAAATACACCAGCACCTGTTCTAGCTACGGTAATGCCCGTATTGGGCGTGTTAACTAAATCGAGTAGTACATCCTCAATGTCAGCCGCACCACTCGCATTATCCTGATAGCTGAACTGGTCTGTATCAATACCTTCCAGTGTTAGCTTAATAGGCGAACCTGACGTTACCCCTGAGAAAGTAATGTCTTGTATCTCATTCGTGCCTGTAGGACTGGAACCATCATTAAAGTCAAACTGTGGAATAAAGCCAAAGCTGGCATCCGTAAATGTCCATAAAATATCACTGCCATTACGCTGGAATATCTTAGGCGGATAGTTCTCCTGAACAATAATCATTGTGTCTGCTGACTGAGCATAACGTATTGTGGCAATATCTTCCGCCGCATAGGTTGTTGTCACCGTAACCTGAAATACATCATCACGATAAACATCAATAGCGTTCTCACGAAACACTAATAAATATGCCTGATCCACATTGAATACGAACGGGATAACCCTTGCTGTGGACTCTAACCCATCGGCTATAAATTCAAAGCCACCACGCCGCTTCACACCGCCTTGTGGCAGGCAAACTACGTTATTACCTACCCGCATACCATTGTAGTATTGACTAACATCAACCCGTCCTAATATCCGCGTATCCAGTACGCCAGAGTTAAACGCAGATTGAAATGAGTAATACTTCATATACGGACATCCCGGTAGGGACTGTGCTGAATGGGATCGTTAGGGGATTGCTGCGCATCAAGAAACTTAGCCTTCTTAATGTAACGCTCATACTTGCCTTCGTAGATAGCGTTCTGTTCTTCGTTGCTGGTCACAACCAATGCAAACTCTGACGCAAGCTTATACTCCATCAGGAGTTGTAGGTAGGGCGGCCATGAAGGCTCTGTTGCCCGAAACTGATAATCAATATACAACTCCGTGGCATTACAGAATATCTTGTCCTCAAAGATACGGTAGTCTCGTACATCAAAGACACGGTTTAACTTTAAGTAACCTGTCGGTAACTGAAATGCGTATTGATAGTCGTTAAGTGGTACAGCCGTTAACCGTGCTAGTTGGCGTTTTGCCTTAGTACAAGACCAGTTGTACTCACTCAGCACCGCTTTAACGGTGATCTCATATAGATTAGATGCAGCAACGCCAGAAGCGCCACCTTCCGTAAAAGAAGAAATAGGGTTAGCCCCTATCCTCACTAATGCGTTACTGGCTACTTCTACTTTTGTTGCCATTGCTCTACTCCAAAATTAGGGTCGGGGATGAGTCGAAACCCATCCCCTATAGCCTCGGGGGAAGCTATTAGTCGGTATCTGTCTCTGTGATAGTTAAGCCATCTGAAACGTCAACCACACCGGCAGCATTCGTTAAAACACTTACGATATGTGAAGCGGGAGTACCAGTATCTACGACAAACACAATGTCGCGAACACCTAACTCTTTTGAAGCATCGTTAAAGTAACCTGCAGTGTTAACCGTTGCAATTGCATCCGCACTTGAGTACGTCCACAACTTCGGGCCACTACCACCAGGTCCTACTTGGTACAAACCATCTCTACTAAAAGCCATGATTATTCTCCTTATGCCGTTTCATCAGAGTGAATTTCAATGACGCCACGAGCATCACGGACAATTGAACCAGCTTTCAACATACCATTGGCTAACCACGATGTTTTGTCAGCGATCCAATCTACTGTTGTTTTCTGGTCAATACCGATAGCCATACCGATAGCATCACGATGGAAAGCGTAAGCGGTTGCATCTGATGTGCCTGCACCCGGTAAACCACCTTCTTCACGAGTCTCAATCATCTTGAACTTAAAGCCATAGAACGTATCAATGTCACCATTGACCAATGCTTTAACATTCATGAAGTCTGAACTGGTTGCTTCGGTAGAACCTAACAGCTGTTGTTTCTGAATGGCTGTCCATACAATGTATCGACCATCCATATCCATGCCCTCAGCATCAAAAGCACCACCAGCTTGGCGGACTTTATCTACTGTGAAACCGGCAGCACCTACAGCAATGGGCGTTAATGACGTACCAGCCGATGACGGGATGTTGCCAAAAGCATCAATAGCTAATTGATCTTCACGGCGACCCATAGCCATAGCGATTACTTTAGCCAACTCTTGCTGTTCGTCAAAGTTCACCTCTGCGGCATCAAAGATGTCGGTGTATTCAGGGGCAAGCCAGTTTTCCAGCGTACAGTTGATTAAAGCGTGTGAAATATCCATAGGGGTAACATCAGCTTGGCTAGCTTTCTGATTAGCCAGACCTTTACCCATACGGCGGAATTTATAGATATCGCCAGTTACATTTGAACGCAGTGTCAAACAGTTACGGAGTTTACCGCCTGCTTGATATGCGTGTTTGACCATTGAGTCAAACTCTTGCATGGCGACTGATGATAGTTGCTTAGACATATCTTAGTCCTCAAGTAATTAAAAAATCAAAAACAAACTTTTCTGCTTTGTCTCTGATTCAGTGGCCGTAACGGGTGAATCAGCCTAAAGCTAATCCCATCCAATTTACGGCTTACTTAAAGTAAGGTGTCGCTAGGCGGGCTAACTACCCGTAGTGAGTAGTTACTTACATTGTATTACTTGATAACGCTACACGCAAGTAAAAAAAGCCCCTAATGAAAGGGGCTAAGGTTATTCTCCTGAAAGCTGTGATGCCAGCTTACGGTGTCGCTCTCTAAATGACTTATCTGTTTTGTATCTTGGATCGCCCACTGCTGTGTGATAATCATCCCATGAGTATGCCTCTTTGGTCTGTGATGATTCCTGACTACCGGGCAGTTTACTGTTGCGTGTTTTGCCGATGATCTTCTCCAGCACTTCAATCTGACTTGCTGTCATCGTCATTGTCTCTAGGGTTTTCATATCATCTTCTGGCAGGTTGTTACTTGTCCAGCTAACGATACTATTGATACGGTTATCCGCATCCGGCCCTAAAAGTTTACGTTGCTCTGTAAAGTCAGTTTCAAATTGACCTAGCATTTGCTGCTGATACCCAACAAAAATATCAAACAGCTTCTGTGCTGTCTCATTGTTCATGTTGGTTTCTTTGGCGATCTCAAGAAAGCTATTATAGGCTTCCAAGTCCGTGTCGATCTCACCCTCCACCCCTTCGGGCATGGCGAACTCATATTCTTCCGGTGCGCCATTAAAGGAACCAATCATCTTCTGGGCTTCTTTATAAGCCTTAGCCTGCTCTGCGATAGCTTCCTCTTGCGTTCTATCGTTTGTGGCGTACTTATCTAACAGCCATTCAGGGCGCGATATGGAAGGCTCACTTTCCTGCTTAGGTGGTTGTGCCTCAGCTTGCCCTACAGGCTCACTACCGCCCTCTGGTGCGCCTTCCTGACTGCTTAATAAACCTTCTTCACTCATAAATTCTCCCCGACCTTGATTTGCTCTAAGATTTCACTGATTAAGTCACGCTTACCATCATTCATATGCACTTCCCTGTCTGTGCCATTTCTGCCCGCTGGCCTTGATGTGCAATAGTTCTGTATCCATTCTGTCAGTATCTTGTTACCGGCTTCCGTTTTAGCAAATACGTCATGGTAAGCAGTGGCTCTTTTTGTTCTTGCAGCCATTACTTTATCTTGTGACTTCTTCACTTCTTCATCGGTTGATTCCCAGTTAAGATACTCCGGGCTTTCTAAGTTATTGTCCCCCGCCACCTTGACCTCCCTCCATTTCTGCCATCTGTACTTCTGCTTGGGCTTGTGCTTGTGCCTGTGCCGCCTCAGCCATAAGCTGCATTTCTTCTTCTGTCCGTTTCAACTCAGACGGGCCACCCATCTTATCCATAAGGTAAGTAGGAATTTGTTCTACCCTGATTGTCTGTGACAGCATTTCCAGTGGTGCACCCATACCGATAGACATTTGCAGGATATTCATTAGATTCATTGCTTCATCTTTATCATGCTGCTGTGCTACAGGTGAGGTGAATTTGACTTTGATCTGCTCACCATCAATTGCCAGTGGTGGGATAATACCCTCTCTACCTAACAGGTATACGACACGCTCAATAACACCGCCAGCCATTTCATTTACCAACCGGCTAAAGTCTGCACCAGCGTCCTGTAAATCTAACTGCATACGCGCCTGTATCTCTGTCGCTGACTTAGTAGCACTATCAATGTCACCGATAGGTTTGGCAAACAATGCACGGTTTACGTTATCAACACGCCGCTCATACTCTAGTTCATGGAAGTCTAGGCGACCACCTACATCAAGAGATCGCAGTGTTGGGTTTTCGTCTGAGTTTGAACCTACCGGAATGATGACCCCGGGCGCTAAAGTGATTGCGTAAGGGTTGATTACACCATCGTCTGTTGCTGTCCATACACCAGCTACCGCTAAGGCGGCTGATTTGAGACTGTTCTCCGCCATCTTGTTTAGCGTCTTAATGTCAGGTAATACCCGCATTAAAGGGCCACGGCCATAAACTTCACCAGGTATAACGGTAGTACGACCTACCACCCACGGACTCGATGTACCAAAGTTTTCTTCGTACAATAGTGCGTCTCCATACATCACCATCAGGACAAATTCATCATCCTCGTTAGGTAGCATGGCTTCAATGATTTCAATTTCTTCATCCTGCTTGTTCTGTGACGCATCCCTTAACTTCTCGGGGAATACAGCGTCAGGCCATTGAGCGCGGATGTTACGGATTGTCATTTTGTGTTCACGGTAAACGCCAGTCACCATCCCTCTTGGGCCAGCCTCTAAATAGACATGACTTAAAGGAATAGCATCAAACACTATCTCTTGTCTCTTAGCGTCCCACTCACACGTCATCACCGCTGTTGATACGGCCAGATCAATCAATGATTCATGACAGCGTGGATTGAAGTTAGAGCGGTTGATGTAATCAAACACAGTGTCTGTAACGCGCTCTAGTGCGTCCTGTACTGTGATCGCCTCACCAAGATAATCTATCATCTGCTCACCGTTTAACTGGCGACCGGGCGTTAGTTTAGCCCACTGACTACCTGACGGCATGATGGACTGCTGAATACGGTTTGCGTAGATAGGCGTAGCGATGATAGCCGTTGAGTCATAAACGTGCGTGTTCTTTTTCTGTCCCGGCGTATACTGAAAAAATGTCTCCCGTTGAGGCACTGCGTATTCATAGCACTCTCTCATGTGAGTATACCAAGAACTCATCTTGGTTTTCTTGGCCTTATCGAACCGCTTGTTTACCTCTTTTGGATTCATCCTAATGTATCCTTCATACCCTGCTGAGATTCATCAGTAACACCCATCGCCGAACCTGACAGTAACGATCCTCTGCCACCCGCCATACGTTTGCGGCGTTTTGCTTCACGCTCTGCAACCTCTGACTCCTGTTCTTTTTGACGCTCAAGACCTTGCTTCTCAGCTTCTAGCTGTTTCTGGCTTGGCTTAAATGGCTCTACCTCTTTAGGTTTAGACTTACCGAATAATGAACCCATATCAAATACCCTCGTAACGGTTTTTATTTCTTCCCAAGAGGGAAACTATAGCGGCTCTCTGCTGAAAGCCCATATCACGACCACCAGCACCAGCACCCCGTAATGCGGCTTCCTCGTTCTTTTGGCTGCTTGCCATCATACTTGCCTCAGCCTGTGTTTTTCTTCGTTGTGCGTTATTTATTAGCTGGCTTCTAATATCAAAGAAGGCTGTTCTTCGTCTTGTGCCGCCTGATGATTTAGAGTTTGCGTAGTAGTCGTTGGGGTCAATACCGTAAAGGTTGTCCTCTCTAAGCCTTGCCGCTTGCTGATATACGCTTTCACGGCCTTGCTTTAATATCTCTGTTGATCCATCTGTGGGAACCTTAGTCCCGCTAATCCGCTTCTCTAAGTCTTTAGTCCACTCATCGTAACTGTTTTTAGCATCGGGAGAGTCGACAAAGTTACTTACTACGCCGGTCATCACGGATGGTAATGATGGTCTAGGGTCTGATGATCCCTGCACTCTTTGCGTCAGGTTTCTGCCAAACTCTTTTGCGAGTAGGGATTGCTGGAACCGCGCCTTTGATTGCGCCATACTTCTTGTGACTGTGTTTCTTTGCTGTTGAGACTGCTGGCCGGGAATCATCATTTTACTGTACCTATTGCCGAAAAGATTTTACGAAACTGATCGATGTCAGCCCCTAGATAGGTAACGACACTACCTTTTGTGACACCTGTCTTTTTCTCACCATTACTCAGGTAATAATTAGTCCGACCGTGGATAAAGCATTGCGGGTAAGCAAGCAGCGGTCTGAACCATGCTTCACTGGTTGCCGCAAAGGTAATGCAGCAGGCTGCGTTTATATTTCCTGACTGATACTCGCTCACCAGTTTTTCAATACAGGCTTTGTTCATCATTCTGCTAAATGGATGATTCATCCAGACGTTGCCATGCCATGATGCTGATAAACCATCATCATAAATATCCATAAATGTTGACGCCTTAACTCGCTTGTTGGCCTCAACACTGCTAAACGGATCAAGCGTGATAACGCCCATCACTTGACGCGCCATTTCCACGATCTCGGTTGGCGTGTAATATTCAAAATTGCCAGAGTCT